TTTAACACTCTTTTTAACACTCTTTTTAACACTCTTTTTAACACTCTTTTTAACACTCTTTTTAACACTCTTTTTAGCACTCTTTTTAACACTCTTTTTAGCACTCTTAACACTCTTTTTAGCACTCTTTTTAACACTCTTTTTAGCACTCTTTTTAACACTCTTTTTAGCACTCTTAACATTCTTCTTAACACTCTTTTTAACACTCTTTTTAACACTCTTTTTCACACTCTTTTTCACACTCTTTTTAGCACTCTTTTTAGCACTCTTTTTCACACTCTTTTTAGCACTCTTTTTAACACTCTTTTTAACACTCTTTTTAACACTCTTTTTAGCACTCTTTTTAACACTCTTTTTAACACTCTTTTTAACACTCTTCTTAACACTCTTTTTAACACTCTTTTTAACACTCTTCTTAGCACTCTTATCTGATTTCTTAACTGATTTGAAACGTGAAAGATACATTTATTATAATTTTGATTTTTTATTATTATTTTTTATACAAAATAAAAATGGATATGAAAACATTCATCGCCCAAACTTTTTTGTTAACGAAAACAAAAAATAAATACGTCGAGACGTTAACAACACCAGAAGCTCTTTCTTATTATACGACATCCTTTACAGACTCTTCTTATGATGAAGATAATAATTATAAATATTTTAGAACATTGGGACAGATATCTCTCCATAAAATCGTGATGTGGTACCTATTCCGACGATTCAAAAAAGAAAAACCATCTCAATTAACATTAATGAAGAATAACTTTATCGAATCTAAAAAAATAGGCAAAAAAATCATAGAAGAAAAATTATTGAAAGGGTTTTCATCTTTCATCTTATACGATAAAGTAAACATCGATGTCAAAATGATTCAAAAATTATTTGAAGCTTTTATAGGCATAACCGAATTATTTATCAATAAAAAGTATAAACAAGGGATAGGATACGTTGTTGTCAATAAATTTTGTATTTATTTATTGAATCAGATTGAAGACATTGATTTCACTTATGATAAAGATCCAAAAACGAAATTAAAAGAATTTATGCAGACGGATATCAAATACGAATACGAAATTGAATATAAAAACGAGAAAGACGAAAAAACGTCCAATTTTAATGTCCGTATCTTTTTGAAAGATAAACGTAACAACGTTACATTGATCGGAGAAGGGAATAGCAATACAACCATTAACGCAGAGAAAGAGGCTGCGTTGATCTCTTTAGAATACTTTAAAAAGAGAGGATTGTATAAAGTAAAAGACGATATCGATGAAAAAAGAGAAAAACAAAGGAATCCATTAGTTTCTAATAAAGATTTTAAAGATATGATTCTAAGTCTTTTAAAAACAGTTCATTTTTTAAAAGATTTAGATTTAAATGAAAATGATATGAAATGTTATGCATCAGCATTTACACACCCTGATGTAAACCCTGTATCCACTGAAAATTATGAATCATTAGAAACTCTCGGAGATAATACGGTGAATAAATGTATCTTATGGTATATATCCGATTACTTTTACCAGCTCAATAACCCGTACGCAATTGATATCATTACCAGACTTAAAATCAATTTAGCCGAATCTCATAGCTTGGCCAAATTTTCAAAACAGTCAGGATTCTCTCCTTTTATTTTAGTACCCCCTAACCAGACAGAACTATATATCAGAAAAGCACTTGAAGATGTGTTTGAGTCTTTTATTGCTGCAACAGAGATGGTAATAGACAGTAAGTATAAGAAAGGATTGGGTTATATCGTATGTTACCAATTGATCTCCAATATATTAGAAAAAGAAAATTTGCATATCAACTACGACGATTTGGTGGACCCTAAAACCCAATTAAAAGAACTTAATGATAATTTGAAGATCTTTGATATCCAGTATATTAATGATAAGAAAAATAGAAGATCAATCCTGAATATTAAAAATAAAGTATCAGGGAAAGCATACCAACTATTTTCTAACCCATCGAACGATTCAAAAGAGTGTGAGAAAAATGTAGCGAAAAAAGGACTCGAAGAGCTTAAAAAAGATGGATTTGTCAAATCAATCCCAAAAGAATATTTAAAATTTTGTATATAATAAATGTCAAAGATTAACATCTATCTCGATTTAGATGAAACGTTAATTTTTTCAATTGATAAAAATTATCCCCATAAAAATATAAAAAATAAAAAGATAGATATAGATCATCTCGATAAACACTATTTCGAAGATTATATCGTTCTTTATCGACCTGGATTGCAACGTTTTTTAGATTGGTTGTGTCGACATTTTAACGTGTCCATATGGTCAGCTGGTCAAAAAGAGTATGTCCATAATATAGTATCTAAAGCAGTTAAAACCCCAAATCGAAAAATACAAAGAGTATTAACGTACGATGACTGTGAGAAAAGTATGAAAAAGTATGGTCCAGATTCTTTAAAAGATATTAGATTATTACATCAGTTTGCTGATCATAATAATGATAATATCTTATTATTAGATGATCTATATACAAACACCTCACAATACCCTCCCAATAAACACAATTCAATTCGAATCAAGAAATTTCAAGGAGATGTTGATGATAACTGTTTATCAAAAACAAAGAAAGATCTTGAACTGATATTGGCATATTATAAAAATGACAAAAATCTCGAATCTATTAAATTTCTTCGTAAAAATTTATAAATTTCTAATAAATGGAAGAAATTGTGATTAAAATATGTAACGGAACTGAAAATGATACTAAAGATGTACTGAAAAAGATGTGCGATAAGATATTATCTAATAACAAACGGAACGACGAGAATGATAAAAAGAATAAAGAGAATAAAGATAAAGATGGTTATGTAAAGATAGAACCTATTTCTAATTATAAATATAGCAAACTATTATCATTCTTACACTATTTCTCTTTATATTCAGATACGCAAAAATCGAAATTGATTTATGATTACATCCATAATACCTATTTTGCTCCATTTAAAGGAACTATCACTTTAACTTTCGGTGATGTTGCTGAATCTCATGTTGGTATGCAGAAAATAGGGGAAATGTCTGAACATGGATTCTCATTGACAGATATCCAACGAGCCGAAAGATTTTTCAAAAAGAAAGGATGTGAAACACGTATTGTCCATTTAAATAAATACTTGCCAAATGAAGCGAAAGATGAAGAAGAGAAACAGTTTTTAGAGATAGCCAAAAAAGATAAAGAGTTTCAAGCATACGTTTTGATTATTCGAAACGGATTAAATGTGTTAGAAAATAAGGAATTGACGAAAGAGTTAGCTACGGAGATGTTAGTTTATGACTGGGATAAAAAAATGTACAATACTAAAAAAAAGGAAGAACAGAATAAAAATGCAAGACACAATTTAAACTTTGATGATAAAAGTCAGATATCTAATTTTAATGAAGGAAAAGGAACTACAGTTGCTTGGGAAGATGCGAGAGTATTAAAATCGGTCCGTTCTAAACTAATCCATATTTTTGGAAAGAACGCGGAAGGATTGAAATGCGAAGGAAATAAGTATTACGATCCAACAGGTACAGGGATAGGATACCATGGAGATTCAGAACGACGAAAAGTGATTGGGGTTCGGTTAGGAAAAAAAATGAATTTACATTATATGTGGTACTTCAATGATCGACCAAGGGGGTACAATATCTCTTTTCAATTAAACCCAGGTGATATATATTGCATGTCTGAAAAATCGGTGGGAACTGATTGGCGACCTGTTTCTAAAAAAGGGTGGACTAAAAAGAGATATACGTTACGACACGCAGCGGGTGTATCCAAATATACGACAGATACACCTACTATTAAATTAGATAAAAAAGAAACGATTGACGAGATTACGCTCTGGAATATCCAATTCAAACAAAAAAAAACGACTGTCTGGAAAAAAATGTACAATTAAATTTTTTTATTCATTAATAAAATGAATAAAATAGCCTTCTGTTTTTTATTATATGATCAAGTAAAACACGCTAAACAATGGGAAGAATTCTTCTCTTTTGAAAATACATATACGATTTATTCTCACCTCAAAACGGTCACGGATAATACTCAAGAATGGATTGAAAAATCTAAAATAAGAACCATTAAAACGGGATGGTGTGAAAAGAGTTTGGTATACGCTTGGATTAATCTATTAATAGAAGCGTTAAAGGATCCTGAAAATGAATATTTCGTGTTATTAAGTGGCGAATGTATACCTCTTTTTACTTATGAAGAAACCTATAAAAAAATAACGAAATCAAAAAAATCTCGTATTCATGTCGATCCTGATTGGGAAGGAACAAACGAGACGGGTTTGACATATGCAGACCAATGGGTTACATTAAACAGAAAACACGCCAACTTATTAGTAAAATTAAAAACCACTGATAAGGGTCGAGAGTATGCTAAACAAATGTATAAAAAATGTAGAGTAGAAGATGGAAATAACGTTTGGACATATTGTCCAGATGAATTGTTTCCTGTAAATTGGTTTATTCATTATTATGGCAAATGGTATTCCCCGTCTTTTAAAAAAGAGTTTTTAAATTTACCGACAACTTTTACCTATTGGGAAGATGGAACAAGTCCTGTAAAGTTCAATAATAAAAGAATGGAAAAAATGAAAAAGAAAATATGTCAATCAAAAGCTATTTTCGGAAGGAAGTTTAACAAAGAAGCCACTAAAAACTTGGCGATGACTTGTGGGGATTTGTGAAAATGAAAACGAGTTGTCAGACTTGGTTTAAGTTAAAGTAACTTTTAATTTTATTATTATCAATATTTACAATAAATGCTTTATCATCATTTATGCCTAAACTTAGATACAATTCGTCATTATAACTACACAAGCTACATACAAATTCTATATAAGAATATTTAAAAAACGAAAAAGGTTCTGATATTTTTATTTCATTTGTTTTTTGATTAAATAATAAAAAACAATGTACTTTTCCTTTATGAATCATAAATAATTTTGATCCTAAAAAATCTACTCCATTTGTTGATCCATGAAAATCTCTTAAATCGTATCTATCATTTTTAATTTCTTGATATTCTTCCTTCTCTATATTTTTAATTAAAAATGGATGTAAACTATAAATAACATAGTCATTGTCAATTGGCATCCAGTTTTTTTCAATTATATTTGGATAACACTTTATAAATGAATGAATTTTATTATTTGTCATCTTTGCCTTATATAAACATGGATTTCCATTTTCATTAAATTCAGGAACTGTAACTAACAATGTATCTTTTGAAATAAATCGTATATCTTCTAATCCTTTCCAATATGTACAAAATGTTGGTAAATTATATTCAATTATTATATCATAATATTTTAAATCATATAAATCACTTATATGTCCTACCAACATCCCGTAATTTGAAATTGAAAAATTTTCAAGTAATGTAAATCTAAAATCATGGAATTTTTTATAATTTACAGTTCTTACTAATATAATAACATCTCCATTTTTATCAATAAACATTGATGGATTCATTTCTACATATGCATTAACATTACTAAAACAATCAATAAATGTTTTTTGTGGTAAAAATAAAGGATAACTATTTTTAATTAAATTCATTTTAATTAAAGATTATATATTTTAAATAGTATAAAAAATCAATTGAATTTCTAAAATGATACAAAAAGTATCGCTGGTCTATTGACACCCACACACACACATTTTTATTTATGACTTTTACAAGTCATAAAATAATTTTTTAAAGCATAATAAAGACTGATTATTAATCACAAAAACTATAAAAATATTTTAAAGCATAATAAAGACTGATTATTAATCAAAAAGTCATAAAATAGTCATAAAATAGTCATAAATTATTTAATAGTTTTACAACAAATATTTCTGAGTATATCATGAAAAAAATCATTTTTATCTCCATTAAACATCTTAAATATTTCAATGTCTTGTTCAGTGAATTTACTGATAATATTCATAAAATATTCTAATTGAAATGAATCTTTTGTTTTATTCATTTTATCGGTTAATTCATTTGTATATTGAATTGTTAGTTCACGATTTTTTTCTTTGATACTCTTAAAAAGTAAATTAGATAATAATGTCATTTCAGGATCTGATACAATCTCGCCATTTTCATTTTTATATTTAATTTTTCTTCTAGAAAAATCGGTGCATGTAATTCTTTCTTTTAAAGGATATTCTAAGAAATATTCAGAATATCCTACAGCACCTTTTTTAATGTGTTCTAAAGTTAAATTTTTCGCATTATCTTTTATATATTCTTCTGAAATAACTTTCAGATTATTTACAATATTATTGGTTGTATTGGTTGTATTATAAACCGATGTTTTTGAATTTTCTATCGCTTTTTCGGCAAGATCTTTGATAATTTGATCTTTTTCTTTAAGCTGTTTACGTAATTCTATAATTTGTTCTTTTAGTTCTTGTAAAAGATCTGAATTATTTTCATTTTTTTTACTTACTTTACATATATTTACATGTTTGACAAGATCGTTTTTGAACATTGTTACATAATTACATTTTTCACATACAAACTCAGATACTGGTTCTTGTCCTCTATTAATCATACATTTTTTATTTTTATCTACATGACTTTTTAGTGTATATTTTGTCTTAAATTCTTTCTTACAAAAAGAACATATATAATTTTCTTGACTCATTTATATTATAACATTCTTTTAAATTATTTTATGAAAAAGTCATAAAATAATCATAAAATAATTTAAAAGGATGTTATATAGGAATGGATACCGATCCACTACTATATGCATCACATGATTTATCAAAATAAGAAGAATCGTTCAAAATTCCTTTGCTACAGTCATTAAATAATCTAGCTACTATTTTTTTATCTTTATCAATACAACCATACATGCAGAAGCAATATCCGTCTCCTAGACTACACTCTCTTTTTTTACAAGAAATATTAATACAATCACTAGCATCTTTTTGATCTAGATACCCCGTATATTTGTTTGAACTATTTGGACTGTTATTTGGACTGTTATTTGGACTGTTATTTGGACTGTTATTTGGACTGTTATTTGGACTGTTATTTGCACTGTTATTTGGACTGTTTGGATTTGGACTGTTATTTGGACTATTTGACTGGTCTGAATGGGTTGAGTCTGGAAATAATAGTTTATCTATAGTAGTTCTTACACAAAACAATCTATGTAGTATAATTCCTAAAATAAAAAGAGAGATAGATGTATAAATAAATGGTATTCTAAAAAAATAAGAGATCAATAATGCTAACACGATAGTCAGAATGACATCAAATATAGCTAAACCTAAAAATCTGTAAGAATGAACTCCTTTGTTTGAAGTGCCAAGTGAATCTTTATATTTACACAGACTCATTTATTAGATAGAGAAAATTTAATAACAAGATCTACAAACTGGGATATAGTTATGACTACCAATTAAAATCTGATCAGTTTCTTGTGTAACTCTCTTTGAAAATATAGCTTTATTTCCATTTTTACAAATTCCACATAAAGATTGTAACTTGGTCACTTGGTCACATAATGGTATCAGATCTAATACATTTCCAATTTTATTTCTTTGGTAATCTCCATCTAATCCACCAATATATATCGTTTTTTTCATTTCTAACATTTTTTTTACACCTTCTACTAGATCAGTAAAGAACTGAGCTTCATTGATTAATATCACGTCTGCCTCTACTTCTAAATGTAATAAACTATCTGAGATTATACATGGAATCTTTACACCATCATGACTTACTAAATCAGTAGTTGAATAACGCTTATCAAATGAATGGTTGATCACACACGTTTTTATATTACAAAATGTATACTGTTTATAAAGTTCAATTAGTTTACTTGTTTTACTGGCAAACATTGGACCGATAAATATCTCTAAATAACCACTTTTTTGTAAATTCATTTTTATTTTTATTTTTTTTTTTGTCTAAAAAAATCATTTTTACCAGTCGATTGTGCTAAACCGATCTCTCTGTGCTACCCCGTATTCGTGCCAAACGATAGGTGTGTCAAATGCCAATACTTTCAATCCATATTTATGATGAGTTTTCATTAATAATTGATCGATATGATCGTTAACTTTAGTAACCCCTTTATTTTCACCACTTTTGATTACCAATGTATCTAAAAATTTTTGAGCAGCTTCTCTCGTATAAGAATATCCCCAAGTTCCTCCTGCCTCCGTGACAAAAGAAATATGTTTAGATAGAGATGGACAATCTTTTTTAGAACAAGGGGTTCTTAGATCGTATGGATGAGCAACATAGCTTCCATCTTCCCATGTAGATTCATACTTATTTTTACTAGTTTTACGTTTGCTCACTTCTTTGTGACCGCATTCTCTCCCACATCCAAGATATAACAAATCCCAATCAGCTTTCTTTAATTCTTCTACTCCTTTCTTGAACTTTTCTGTGATGTTTTTGTCTAAGACAACATCATCTTCTAAAATCAAGACGCGTTCCCATCCCTTTTCTAACATTTCTCTTAGAATAAGAACTGTTCCGATGGTTAAAGAAGCGGCGGATAAAGGAAGATGTTTTGAGATTTTCACATGATACTTTTTCTGAAACTCTTTTCTTTTTTTAATGGTACATTTCTCTTTCTCTTTTTCGTCTTTAGGACATCTTCCATCTACTGCAAGAAACTTTTCATGTTTAATGCCTTCTTTCTTTAGTTGACGAGACACTTTTAAGAAATTCTTATGTTTATCTTCTAATGAGATGATGTATACCTTATCAAAAAAATCATTGAATGGGCTAGATTTCTTAGGCGATTTCTTAGGCGAATTCTTAGACGATTTCTTAGGCGAATTCTTAACAGATTTCTTAGGCGAATTCTTAACAGATTTCTTAACAGATTTCTTAACAGACTTCATTTTATTATAATTTTTTTTTATTTATTTCTCTAAAATAATCACGATTTGTTTTTGATATCTTGTATCTATGATATGAGACAAGTCTGTATCATCTTTTATACATTGTTTGAAAGATGATCCAAACTTTTCTTGAAAACGATCCAAGTTATTCATAATATCTTCTTTATCTCCTTGTTTATAACTCAATGGAAATCCTAATTTTTTTCTATGTTCTAATTGTTTATCAGTGAATAGATTAAAACGAAAATATATTTTACCCCCCTCTTTCAAACATTTAAACCCATTTGTATATAAATCTTTTAACAATTCTGACTCGCCTGAACTATCTTTTTCAGTAAAAATATGTAATAATGGACAGTACATGAGCCATATCTCTTCTATAGAATTTTCTTCAAAATCTTTTAATTTTAAATCACATTCAGGATAAGAATTATCGATATAAATTAATTTTATATCATTACGTACAATATTTCCGAATAGTAATATCTCTTTATGGATTTTATCACAATGACACATAATAATAATATCTTTCATTTATTACTAATAAAATTGAATTTTTTTGAATACATTGTATTCAAAACAAAAATGGAATACCCAGATCTAGAAAAAATGAGTTCTAAATATATCCTTATCAAAGGACAGGTACAAAGCGGAAAAACTAATTTTATCATAAATGCTACATCTATGTTTATATCTAAAGGTTTCTCTATCATTCACCTATTACGTGACCGGTTATCCGACAGAAAACAGCTTCATACTCGTTTATTACAACATAAAATACGTACAAAAATTATCTTAAAAAAAACTGAAATTGATCTTACCATCCCTCACATTTACTTACTTCTCAGTAACAAAAAAACAATGTGTTCCATATGGTCAATTATAAAAGAATCTACCATTCCTTATATTTTATTCATCGACGAAGTAGACTACGTCGACTCTTGTCAGACTACTAAAAAACATGATATCATTCAAGAGATCAAACAACATGCGAACCGAGTATTTGGAATATCTGCTACCATTATGGACCCAATTGGAAAAGAAGACTTGTCATCTGAACATATCATTCTTCTTCACCCTCATTCTAACTATAAAGGAATCGAGTTCATTCAAATGATCGAGATTGATCCAACAAGTACTTATACTGGAAAAATACATTCTGATTTGTTTGAACAAGATACCGGTCTTATCCCTTTCATAAATGAATTTGTAGAAAGAAAAACAGAGACTTTTCCTCATATCTGTTTAATCAATATTTGTCGTACAAAAGATCCATGTCTAAAAGCACAATCCACGCTTTCTGAGACATACCCAAATCTTTCAACGATCGTTTATAACAGTAACGGAATCACTTTTTGTCAAGGAAAAGTGATAAAAAAGATTAAAATGACAATCTCTGTATTTTTACAATATTTGAAAGATAACGGAGGAGTCGATAAATATCCTCACATTTTGATTTTTGCAGGCGATTTGGCAGGTCGTTGTATCTCTTTTGTATCTGAAGACTATCAATGGCATTTGACAGAACAGCGTCTTTTGGTATCAAGTACATGCGATGAACCCGAATTGATCCAAAAAATCCGTTTGTGTGGCATTTATAACGATCATATTCCGTTAAGATTGTACACCACCAAAAAGATAATCGATGATTTACGAAAGGCTTTTCTTAAACAAGAAGAAATCATCACATATTTACAACAAAATAATGCGACTTGCATTCGAACTTCTATCGAATCGATGGAGATGAATAAAAAGAAATTTACTACCCGTAGTATGGTAAAAGATAAAAATGCAGAATTTCATATGATCAAAGTCGACAAAGAGGTAGGATGGGATTACGAAAAAAAAGTAAGCGAAGTAGGTCGCGAAGTAGGTCGCGAAAAAAAATATGAAAATCTTTTCGAAACTCACAGTGAGAATCCTATAGAATCTCCGGTTCTAAGGAGAGAATCTCCGGTTCTTGTTAAAACCATCACAAAGATCATGACAGGAAAATCTACAAAGATGTCTACTTTTTTGGCCCAACTTTCACCAGATTTTTCTTATAAAAAAACAGATTTGTATAACATATTAAAAGAATCGGGGTATCAAAGTCCAAGTTCTATCTTATCTAGTTATCTCGTTAAAAAGGAAAAGGGATACGGTTTTAACGATACATTATTTTTAATAAAAGATGATATTTATAAAATCAGAGAAGATTTAGCGATTTGTTGGAGAAGTTAAAGTTTTATTTCTTTTTTTTCTTCCTCTATCGATATCAAATCCATTTCATCTAAATTAATCGTATTACGAATCTGGTTTTCTGGTTGCATTTTTAAAAAATCTTTATATGATCTTTCTATCATATTAGAACAAGCAAATAAACCGATCAAACCAGCTGGAATGGTTTTGTATATCGTAGGCGTTGGAAAACTAACATCTACTGGAGGTCTGCCCGGTACAGTCCATCCAAACCTTGACATTGATTTATATCTTAAGTACAAAGCTTTTCGTTTCAAATAAAGAGGTCCAGCGAGTATAGACATCATCAATCCAAGAGTCGCGATTTGACTCTTGGTATCACTGGAATCTCTTATAATAGGTATTTTATCAACTATTTGTTTAATCGGTTTAGTTGGAATCGGGAAATATTCGCTTAAATTAACTATTCCTTGTTGGATAAAAGATCTTAATGTCTCTCCCCACGTTTTTCCTTGTTCATCCTTTTTTAAATAAATTATATCTCCTGATTTATTTATTTCTTCTTGCATTCGATCGAAATCCCATTCACAAGAATGTTCTATCCTTTGTAAATACATAATTTTACTTTTTGCAATTAATTCTTCAGTATAAGACGTATCAATCGATATATAATTAGCTAATCTGTATTGGATTTTTTTGATACGAAGATCTATCTGATCTTTGTACTCTGGCGTGCTTGTACTTTGTCTTTCAGCTATTAATTCTTTTAATGCTTTATTTAAATCATTTTTTTCTTTATTAAAATCTTTGATTTTGCTTATTTCTTTTTCTTTTATTTCTTTTTCTTCCTTTTCTTCTTTTAGTCTTTCTTTTTCTCTTTCTTTTATTCCTTTTTTTAAATATTTATGAATTAACACAGTTGTCGTTTTTACAGGATATTTTTTTAGACTACATAATACATTAACAATATAACGAGCAGTAGAGATTGAATACCCAGGAAAATAAGCAAAAATGATGGTATCTAACATTTGCGAAATACCATTTTCTTCGATCATATCAATCCTTGTACACAACTCGTTAGTGAGAAAATCGAAATTTAAAATAGATCTTCGTATACAATTCGGTAAATAACTTCCAGCTGTGTAGAAACAATTTGTCAACGCTATTTTTGATTTTTGAAAAAAAATAACAGCTTTTTGATAGAGACTAGTCGGTTCTTGTATTTGATTATTTTTATATTCGGTATTATAATCATAAATAGATTTGGTATAATTAAGCATTATTATCAACCCATCTTTATCTAAAATCGAAGTGATCTGTGAAAAGATTTCATGAACTGCTTCGTAAGAGTATGTCTCGTATTTTTCTTCTAATAAACGGTATCCATTCTCATAATAGTCAATATCACTTAAAAGTCTTTCATAACACTCTTTTTGGTCCGAGTCATTCCAGTTATTCATTCGAAGACAAAAATTAAAAAAATTATGTAAATGTTCTATTTCAAATCCCATACTAGACTCTCTAGTTTCATTGATGATTTGTTGTAAAGCATCAACATTTTGACAAGTAATTAATTTGTGACAACTCATCTTTATATTTTATAATTTAAATTATTAAATTATAAAATACTTACATGAACATCAATTCCTGACAGATCTTCTATAAAAATATAATTTGTTTCATAGTACTCAAACAATTCTTGGTAATCGATTTTAATCACGTATTCATTATCATTGACTTTAATGATAATGAATAGATAATCATCTTTTATATCGATGTTTATATACTCTAGTTCAAACATATCATCTATCGAAAACACGTTCATGTTTCCGATAGATCCGTTAGAAGATTCGTAATAAAATAAAGGTTGGGACTCGATCTTAAAAGGGAATTTAACTTTGATAATGATATCTTCATTTGAAAAGAAACTTTTTAAGTATCTAAATAAGATACTTTCTGAGTATCTGATAATAAACGTATCTTTATTGAAAAGATAGATCGTATTTTCAGATGAAAATCTTGTCTTCTTAATCTTACTTAATGTTATCATTTATAACACTTGTCTTATTTTTATTTTCTCTTATATAAATGACAATTAAATTAGGTCTTATACTTAGTCATAAAGAACAAGAATATATCAAAGATGAAATGTTATACAGCAATTCCAAAAAATTTCATTGGCTATCGTTAGCCAATGAGAAAAAATATGAGTCTTATGTAGTCAGTGTAGGTAAAAAAAAAGCGATTCCATCAGATGTAGCCGTCGGTCTTTATATCGAATCTCATTTTAAAAATGTGGAGATAGACTATATCACACCTGAAGAAATATCATTAAAACGATTTAAACAGAATGATATCGTATTTGTCTTGATTTATGATTTGTTAGAATCTTTTCACGTGAGTGATCCATCTCTTTTTAAAAAATATAAGAATACATTAAAAAAAAGTAAAAATGTATATCCTCCTTATGAATACCAAACATTTATCAATAATAAATGTGACTACTATAAGTATCTAGAAAAGAAAAGTATCCCAATTGCACCTACTTTTTGTATCACAAAAGACAAGTGGGATAAAGGGTCTGACTACATTGCATTTTTATTAAAAAAAATCAAAAAAAGAGGCTGGGAGTCGATTATTACAAAACCAGTTTATGGACAAGAAAGTAAAGGATTTAAAAAATTTATCAATGTCCAGAATAAACCTAAACAACTTGAAAACTATCTACAAAAAAATGTGCCAAAATATAAGTCTATCGTATTTCAAAAGTACATCCCCGATTTTGATGTCGAAAAACCTGAAATACGAACCTTTTTTATCAACGGGAAATATAGATATTCTATCATCACACGTAAGGGTATGTACCCTGCTATTCCTAAACAAGAAGGAGGGACTTTTGAATTTCCGGATGATCAATGGAAATACATTAAGCAATTTGCAAAACGGGTGATGAAAGAACTTCCCACCTTTGTAATCAACGATCATAAACAATTCACTATCTTAACAAGAATTGATATCGGATCGGGAATGGATGGAGTTCCGTACGGACACTTTGTCAATGAAGTTGAATTTGTTCCTAGTATATTAATCGAGGTAACAAACTATCCCATTATAGAAGATATCAGCAAATCGCTTGTCCGTGTCGCCAAAGACTATAAAGAAAGTGGCGAAATTAATGTTGAATTCTAATTTTATTTATTTAAATAAATGTGGATTTTGTTTTTTCTAATTATACTTTTCATTTTCGTTTTCGTTTTGTACAAATACAAGTCTGATAACTCTGACTATAACTCTGACTATAACTCTGACTATAACTCTGACTATAAATCTAACTCTAAACATAACTCTAAACATAACTCTAAACATAACTCTAAACATAACTCTAAACATAACTCTAAACCTAACTCTAAACATAACTATAAGTCATCTCCTTATTATAACTACGATTATAGTCATTTCTTAGAAAATATGGTAGTATTTTATAAAAATTATTTCGCAAAAGGGAATACTTGGGAATTTTCATTTCAACAAGCAATGATAGATACATATGTCCTATATTTCAATACAAAAATACTTCCAAGTGATACACAAAGCTCTATTGACACAACTATTAATATGATAAAAAAGACAGTAAGTAATGATTACGCTGATGTAAGTAACGGTATTACTTTGTATACACTTAATTTTAAACCTACTGTTCCTGATAATTATTCTTTATCTCCTTATTATCTATTACACGTAAATAATTACGATTTTAGTCATTTCTTAGGAGATATGGGAGTATCTTATAACAATTATTTCGCAAAAGGAAATACTTGGGAATTTTCATTTAAACAAGCAATGATAGATACATATGTCCTATATTTCAATACAAAAATACTTCCAAGTGATACACAAAGCTTTATTGATACAACTATTAATATGATAAAAAAAGGAGTAAGTGACGATCACGCAGATGTAAGCAATTGGATTGCTTTGTATACAGTTAATTTTAAACCAATTCTTCCTACTAGTTATTATTTATATACTTATCAACCGGTGAATACAAAATCATTTTACATGAACTTTAAATCAGAAAGTATAGTTTTTAAAGATGTGGTCGATATCTTTCTAGGAAAGAGTGATTTTTATGTTCCATCATCTATCATCGAATCATTGGCCCAATCAACACCAGATACATACATTAATGTTATATCAACTATCAATACAAACGATATAAAAGTTCCTATTGAATATACTTATTTCGATCCATTGGATATATACGTAAATCCAACTAATTATACATTCTCGGGAATTGGCATAGTCGATAACAGTCAACCTGGATACATTTTATTAGTAGAAAAGTCACAACAGCTATATTTGAATCGACTGTTAAAAGATTCAAGCAATACTATCGGAAAAACACCGATAAATTCATGGTTTACATTACCTGATTACACGATGACATGGAAAGATGAATGGTGTGATTTATTTAATTCAAATGATACTAACCCTATTCTAGACGGAATCAATAAGATTTTATCGTTACAAAATATAAAACCGATACAAACTACAGATACATCAGTATTATTCACGATATTGCCATCATCTTACTACTGGGTGATCACTTTATTATCACTCATAAAAACTGTCCCAAACCAATCCGATTTATTTTATTATCTAAAAGATCCTGGACTCAATGTAGAGACTTGTAAAGATAATTGTTTTAATAAATGTATGTCTAATTTTGACCAGTATTATGGTGAATGTATTTCTCTATGTGATGATGGTGAATCTGATGGACCTCCTCGTTGTGATTTGAATTGTGCAGTAACTATGCAACAAGATAAAAATTATTATTGTGAAAAGAATAAAGACCAAGATTATGAAACATTTTTCGGCAATGTTGTCCCTTCTGTAAATACATGCATAAAAACCAATTGTACTGTCTAATAAAGATTTTTATGGTTTCATAAAAATCGTAAGTTTAAATTTTTATTTATAATAAATGAAAGATAAAAAAGAAAAAGATAAAGATAATACTGTTTTATATATTATTATCCCAATCGCCTCTGTTATCCTATTGGTAGGAGTATACGTTTTGTATAAATATTGGGATAATAGAAATTATGAAAGGGTGGTTGTTAGAAGTAGATCTCTTGCAGAATGAAAATAAATCGTTTCATCAATCGGAAGATCACTTCGTAAATCACACGTTTCTACATTAACAAACACATTTTCTTTTGTATATTTCCAATTGGAAGATCCTGGTATCACCAATCGAAGCGTCTCAAAATGATTTGCGAAATTGAATATATTAAACTGACCTTCTAACGCCTTTTTAATGAATGATAACTGTTTTTCTGATAATGGTTCATTGTAAGTATACACTGTCGATAATTTAAAAGAGATTACTGTATCGTATCGGTCGTATCCAATTTGGATGATTCTTTTATTGGTGATTATCGGGTGTCCATTTATCAGTCCTTTCAGACATAATTGAAAACCGTCATCTGTTTCATAGTATAGTACTGTTTCTGTTTTGGAAAGATGTTCTATTATTTGATTTGTTTTGAGACTGTTTTGCGTCAATATATCGTTATACTTTTCATAATTTAACATCTGTGAATTGTAAAAAGTAAGCTTTCTTTTATCTTGGTTACAAAGTAACCCACATTGGGCTTGGTTCTCCATCTTTAATTATCTTTAATTATCTTTTATAAAAATCAATTTTAATAGGGGTATCCCTAGTAAAGTTAAATTTTTTTAGCCAACTCTTTAGCTCCGTTTTTAATTCTATCCATTAACAATTCGTGTTCATCCACATTCGCAATCACATATATTTTGTTAAAAATTCCGACAAAACAGTCTCTGCTGGTAGAAAATACAATCCAATTATACTTTTTTTCAGGTTGCGTACAAGCATATGCACTTGCTGATTCAACTGTTGCTTTTTTTATCATATCGCAATATTTCCATTCATAAGAACCTTTGACAACTTCGTCTAATAATACGCAATAGTTGGTATTCTTATTCATTTCTTCTTTTCAAATTATTTAATTCTTTAAATTTTAAAAATCAATTATATTCAGGACGCGAGAGTTTAGATTTATAATTAATTTTAATAAATTAATTATCTAAAGTTTTTAAGGCATCATCCAAAGGTGTAAATAAATATGTTCTGGCATTAGTTTTTTTAGATTCAAATAAAAATTCATAATCATTATGATAAACTAACCATCTTCCATTAAATAAATAAAAGTATTCACAAGATTCTCTTAAACCTCTCGATATGAATTCTGCATCTGTTTCTTCTATATATTTATTTTCTTCGTTTTCTTCTTTTTCCTCGTCTTCGAATAACGAATAACGATTGCCATTTAATATCAATTTTGCGATTTTTCCGATCGTATTTATTTCATTCATTAGATGTTCACCTACACCAGATAATCTCCCGTCATATCGGATATAAATCGATTTCACTCTTCCGTTTACTAAGACACCGATTCGACAGCTAGTTCCCATTCTTATCAATTCTTATTAATTCTTATTTTTTTTTTTTCAATTTTAAGCTAATGGTTGAATACTTACACACATATAAAATATAGTAATGATGAAAAATGAATATAAAAAGGCAAACATTTTTCCATCTTTATAAACATCTTTATAAACATCTTTATAAACATCTTTAACATCTTCGATAACTTTATAAAAGACGAAAAAAGTAAATGCGATCATAAAAAGAATGATGATATAAGAGAAGACAAGCTGGGATTTATTCGTTGTGTTATAATAAATCGAACCGATATTTTCAGCTGAAGTAAACCCTATCGATTCAAAATTGTCGTTCAGACATTTGATATCTCCATCAAATCGCTGTGCTTCTAAAAACCCCGTTCCAACAATCTTAGCGTTTTCGTAGACATAACAAGATCCACCCCAGTGCCATGTATTCGCAAAATCTCTGAAAATGGTGTTACCAAAAGGTGTTGAATCTAATAGATAAGTATGATTATCAATTTTAATCTCGTACTTTACTGGATATTCTGTATTTTCAAAAATGATAGAATCTTTTATGATGACATTGATACTTGATTGGTCTGTAAAAAATTTAACAGTTGATTGGTACGTGTTTATATTACAACTTACCGAATCTCCTTTTTTAGGCGGACTCTTAAATAAATTAAAGATCATATACTGAGTATTATCTGATAATCTGATATTTAGCCATATGTAACATGGAAGACCGGTATAGACTTTACCGTTCCGTAAAATACTTAGAATAGATTTATATAACACATTTGGTGTTTCTGATCCACCCCATTCGTGATCCATCCATCCAAACCCGTTTTCAACACTTTTTTTTTCTCCTTTCTCATTCGAATAGTTCATATTCATATATAGATTTGTATACGATTGATACGAGTTATTTAATTCACAAGGGTAACAACCATTTAGTTGGTTAAAAAACATGATATTGTTGTTTTTTGTCTGAGATGAAAAGTTATACTTTACTTGTTCGTTTGTCTTGTTATTTGTTAACAACATATTACATTGTATCGACATATCATTATAATCATGTGAAAAAACGAACTGGTTATCTTTTGAAACAATCGAAAATTTTACGTTATTATAAATTGTAAAAATACCTTCAAAATAAACATTTCCGTAATAATAGTCTGTTCCATTCCCTATGCCTAACGTGACACAATAAACAGTTGTCTCGCCTAATTTATATCCTAATCGTTCTCGTAGATCAGTTGGTAATAAATCGACTCTTGTTAATTGGTATAAGAAACAGTCTTTGTTAGGGAATGTTCCGTATAACCAATACCAACCTATATTCCCTTGTTCTAATTGAAAACATATTTTTTTCGATGTATCAGTGTAAGGAATCATTGGATGATATCCAATTGTTCCACCTGGTATGCTTATGGAAGCCATAATCGTAGATCTAATCGTATCCAAATTATCCAAATTATCTAAATATTTATTTTGAATTATATTTACTAAATTATCATCAGCTGGTTCAAGCAATGTTCGATTCTGTTTAATATATTTTACTTTTTGTTTGAACAATGTCTTGTAATCTTTGATATTTGTTGTCATTGTCAGAGAATCTTCCAGAGAATCTTCCATCAGATGATAACTTTTTACAGGTTGGTATGTAAGTAAAAGATACAAAACTACATAAACAAATACTAAGACTGTACTGTTCATTTATAATTAATTTATTTTTGTAAAAATAAATTAACGGGATAAATAAAAAGAAGATAGTAATTCATTATATGTCACATTTTTTCTGAAACAAGAAAGAAGGAAATTAGTAAAGTCTGGATCTAAATCTGAAAAATATGTGGTTTGGATAATTTCAAAGTTATCTTGTCTTTTATTTGAATGAGATATATCAAAAGCGTACGAACCTGTTACCATCTCGTGGAAAATACATCCTAAACTCCATTTATCAATTTCACGGTCAACTAAGACAGACGGGAATTTCGTGAAAAAATCTTCGTGGGCATACTTACAAGTCCCACCTTCTGTTATAATCGATCCGAAATAGACAGCCAATCCGAAATCTAATATCTTTACTTGTATTTCTCCGTCTATTTTTATATATCCAATATTTTCAGGTTTAAGATCAAGGTGACAAACGTCTTTCAATTCCATTATTTTTGCTGCATCTATTAACTGAACCATGATAGATATACATTGTTTTTTTGTTAGTGTTCCTATTAAATCAAGAAGACATCCATCCATTTTTTCCATTACAATACAAGCATTTCCTTCAAACACAAATGAATCATAAATCTGGACAAAGTGTTTTTCTCCTTTAAAGATTTTCATGAACCAGACTTCTTCTTCATAAAAGTCTAGACAAAAATCTTTTGGGAAGATTTTGATAGCAGCAAAAGTTTCTAAATCGATAACAACTTCGTATACTTTCGCAGAATTTCCATCGCCTATCACATCGAATAACTCGTATGTTTTATTTTCATGCAAAAAGATATCGATTTGAGTATCGACCGAATCCCATGTGTATAAATCCTTATGCAAATCCTTAGACAAATCCTTAGACAAATCCTTAGACAAGTCTTTGGGTTCACACACGTTAGGAATTAAAATGGATAACATCATTTCTCAAAATATAGAAGAGAATCAAGTTGATTAATCAATTTTATTTAGCCCGAAGACTAAATAAATTAATAGAATAAATTAATAGTGACTCAAATTAATACCTTCAGATTTATTTATATCAAGGTCGATTGTATTTTTAATCTTCTTAAACCCAGCATGTTCATAGATTGTCTTTAATCTTTCTAATGATTCTTTCGTGATATTGCATAATGTTTTCACCTCTTCCGCTTTTTTTGTAATATTATTTTCATTTAATGTTCGAAAGATTTCATCACCAATATTGACATAAGTGACAAATATCTGTCTCTCTTCAATTCTCCGAAGATTACTTTGATGTCTTACATATATTTTTTGTTTAAACTCTGCTTCATCATATTCATCTGTTAGAAACTTTAGTCTATCTTCTATTCCATCTAATTCTACCATTTCTATCAAAGTGACTTCACGATGGTGTACAAAACGTTGATACATATTTCGAAGTATATTTGATGATAGTTCATCTACTTTTGAAGACAAAACTCTGAAAACATCGCGAACATTTGGAATAGGACCACATTCTCCTTGATGTTCTCGATGTCGATTGATAGCAATATTTCCAGATCGAAGTGCTTCAAAATAATGAGGATTATGTACAACACCTTTTTCTTCTAATCCCGTTTTCCAAGAAAAAGCAGTGTGACACTGGATACAAAACATCTGATCACAACCATCGATCTTGTAAATCCGACTGTTACATTTCGGACACGGTTTTGTACTCTTCATCAACTCTTTTATACTTTCAATATCGTCTTTGTTACAAGAATGTTTTTCTTCTTCGATATCGACATGACAGTGTTTGCATATTTCAACATTACACATTCCACATTTATAGTCTTCAGAAAGAAAACCTCTACATTTGTCTTTATTACATTTCATGATAAATTTCTTGGCAACTTTTTCTTCCTCGGAGCTTATTTTTCGAATCATTTTATTTGTATTCTTGATCTTTTCTTCATATTCTCGTTTTGTCTCTCGTTGTTCTCTTACCAATTGCTCTTCGTTTTTTTCATTTTCATCTATCTTTTTTCGATAATACTCCATCCATCCAGCCAATTTTCTAATCTTTATCGTTTTTTCTGCTAGTGGTTGAAGGGCTGGAAGAAATGTTTTCTCTCTTTCAAATAAAATATTCTCTCTTGTTTTACGAAATTCGCCTCGGATAAAATATTTGCTAAACTTATTTTGCATAGATTCGATCGACCAAATGTGATTGCAGTTCATACAATGAGGTTCTTTATATGACTTGTCGATGATATACTGCTTGACACACGATGCACAAGCAATATACTGACATTTCTCACATGTGATCTCGCATCTCACTTTGTTAAAGTTCTCAACGCAAACTAAACAAGCCATCTTTATTTTAATCCCTCGTATCATTATTTTTAATCAATTTTATGCTTAAAAATATGACAAGTATAAAATGTTCCACATTTATCTTGATTCAATTTCTAGTTCTCACGTATGTGGTTCTCACGTATGTGGTTCTCACGTCTGTCCGTCAGAATATATAGGGTACATTGATGTTATGTCCGGTGACATGTTTAACATTAATAGCTTGTTTGTATACGAGAAGTTCCGAGGCAAAGGATACGGAAAATACATCTTAGAATATGCATTAGAATACGTAAAGAAAATATACCCAAACATTGAGTACTGTATGTTAGACGACGTATCTGATCGGTCGAATCATGTCTACGGAAATATATATCAACAGTTGGGATTTAATTTTGTAGAAAAGCCTACCAAGACGTTCGTAGAAGATGGAATTTTAAAATGGCAGATTTCAGGTCCAGAGAGAATTAAAAAAATTTAAGAAACCTTTCGGTCTCTTAAATTAAACATTAATCTTAAAATAAACTTAAAATAAACCTTAAAATAAACTTAAATGAGACAATTCTCTTTCTAATGATTTTTCTTTAATTTGTTTATGAACTTCTGAAAACATTAATATTTCTGAAAAGTTGATACTACTCTTTCCTCTAAACAAAATAACTTCGATGTCTTCTTCTTCGTCTTCTTTCTCTTCTTCGTCTTTCTCTTCTTTATACTCATACCCATTTTCTTCTTCTTTTCTCAACTCGTCTATAAAATCACATTCTTCTTTTCTTCTGAGACGCATATAGATTTCGATACCTTCAAACGAATTCATTTCTGATGTTCTTTCGTACATCCACTCTTTTACCTTTATTCCTTGTTTCTCGATGTAAACTTCCATTGTCTCATCCGTATGTTTCAATTTACAGTCTTCTTTTTTACAATCTTTAAAACATACAAGAGGTTTTAATTGCTCAATCGAATGAGCGAATTTGCACCCTTTCACTATACAAGGATTATTTTTCTTCATAATCTGACACATTTGTGTAAATGAGAGATTCACTTCAACTGGTTTAGGAATCTCGATTTTGTAGAGAGTAATGTACTCCTCTTTCGTAAAACCATGATTCTTAACACACTTGAAATCGTTGCAAAACTCTTTATACAAACATGTAGGAGGGTTATATTCTTCGATCGAATGCGCAAAATTACATCTATCTTTTTCACAATTCTTCTTGGTACAGAAAGTCGTCTTTTTGGTAAGTTCTTTCTTCAGAACCTCATTGCTTAAAATACGACGCGTTTCTTCTTGCACCATTCGAAATCGTTGCGGGTTACGATATTCAAGGTGACTGCAATAATAAAAGACGTTCTCAAAGTTATTCATAGAATCAACTAAATGTTCGAAGAGACGTTTTCGATCACGAATATCAATTGCGCTAAACACTTCTTCAAAAAGAAAATTTCGAACAGTAGCTTGAGACATTTTTCATATCTACCCTGATTTTGGTCAATATAAATCAATTTTAAGGTCAAATTAAGAACAATTAATTAAGATCTTTCGATCTAAATTAATACCTCTTCTTCCACTCCATTTTCAACAAGTTAGACAGACATAAACCTTCTGTGTATTCATCTCTCTCTTTGTCATTTTCAGGAAAACATCCTTCATCTCTCTCAAAAAACATATTGATGTATTTCGTCTTCTCTTCAATATTGTCAGGCATAAACCCGTACACATGTCTAAATAGTTTTATTTCTTCTTCTTCTATATAACTTCCTGAATCTTTCCACGTTTCAACTTTAGCTTCCCAAAAACTAAGCATCTCTTTTGTAACTTCGTTTTTCATAATCATTTTACCAAAACTCGTCAATTTGGCATAATCATTGCACTTTAATTTTAAATCATCTTTGTCAAAAGCTTTTCTGTATAACATCATCTTTTCAGCACATTCGTATAACTCGATCGCCATTTTTCAATTTCTAGTAGCAACAATCCCATTAAATCAGTTTTATGTGAAAACGACGTGAAAGGACGTGAAAGGACGTGAAAAGACGTTAAAACGAGGTGAAACGAGGTGAAAATGAGGTTAAAACGAGGTGAAAACGAGGTGAAAACGAGGTGAAAATGAGGTTAAAACGAGGTGAAAACAAGGTGAAAACAAGGTGAAAACAAGGTGAAAACGACGTGAAAACGACGTGAAAACGAGGTGAAAGCGAGGTGAAAGCGACGTGAAATGACGTGAAAACGATGTGAAAACGAGGTGAAAACTAGGTGAAAACGAGGTGAAAACGATGTGAAAACGAGGTGAAAAAGAGGTGAAAACGATGTTATTTAAAACACCGATTTCAGTAAAACAATTTGATGATCTCTACTAACTCTTGATTTTCTAATTCGTTGTATTTGTACTTCTAATAAATATTTCTAAAGTTATAAATATATAATTCAATTGAATTGACGATTGAACAATTATAAGCTGGGTTTTATTTTTACATCAACACACACAAATTTTGTGTGTGTTGATAAAATTATTTTTGATAATTGAAATAATAGATTTTTAAAATTCAATCGTTTCGATTATTTTTATTTTTAAACTGTTATCGTTTAAAAATTTTTATTTCTAAAAATGTTATCATTTAAAAATCTACTATTGTTAAAAAAATTATCTTGAAACTTTGAGAAACTTTGAGAAACTTTGAGAAACTTTAAGAAACTTTAAGAAACTTTAAGAAATTTTCTTAAATTACAATTTAAACCCTTTGTTTATATATAAAAACATGGAATGTGAGTTTTGTAAAAAAGAGTTTTCAACGAAAACAAATTTATTAGTTCATCAAAAAAAAGCAAAATACTGTCTTAAAATACAAGGTACAAATAATGATACTTATAAATGTGAGTATTGTGAAAAGATACTTACAACTCAACAAAGTTTAAATGATCATCAAAATAATAGTTGTAAACTAGGTTATAAAATAAAGTATGAACAAGAAATAAATAAAATGCTAAAACAGTATGAACAGAAACTATCCGAAAAAGATAAACAGTGTGAGCAAAAGATCGCTGAAAAGAATGAATACATCCTTAAACTAGAAGAAAAGATTGAAAAATATGAGAATAAGTTTCTTAGTTTGGCAAGTGAACCTAAAACAACTAAAAATACAGTTGTGATTAATACTACGTTAAACTTGGCAAAAGAGAATATCACTAAACTACTTGACGAACACATGACAAAAGATGTTGTTTCAGGTGGTC